CACCATCCATGCGATACGGTTCCTTCTCGATCTCATCGCGAGCTGAATTCATGCGGTCAGTATACTCAGCAGCCATCTTGCTGTGCTCAGCTGCGCCATCTTGTTTATAGATGGTCATACCTATCTCACCAGCTTTAGCGAGTGACTGTTGTACACCAGCCATGCGAGTCTTCTTAGACTGTAGCACACTAGCAGGTGCAGCCAGGCTTAGCTTCGCCATCTCTTGTACTGGCTGATCTTGTGTTGGTGGTAATTTCATCCTACGCTACTCCACGGGTCATTAGTTGCATTCGCTGGCACGGTCAACTTTCTATTACCGTACGTAGCCTTAGTTGTATTTGGTGCAGGTGTATCTGCTCGGAACATACCACCCTCACTTGCATAAAAGCCAGCCTGGGCAAAGTCTCCAAACGCAGAGTACAATTCACCTTCACCTTCACGGCGTATGTTGCCAGCAGCGATTGAGCCTTGTTGCTCGATCAGTTGTGCTTTAGATTCACCAGACTCTTTAAGCCATGTCATCTGACGTGCTTGCTCAACCTCTACAGCGTTGTTGTACATGTCACCAGACGTACCTGCTTCAGAACTGTATCCACTGGCATAGCGGCGAGCCTTGGCTTCACCCATAACCTGGGCATCAGTTCGAACCTGTCGGCGCTCTACCTCTGCATTCTCTGCACGTTGTAGTTGTGCATTCTTTTTAGCAAGAGCATCTGTCTCAGCAGCAGCATCTTTGCTATCACTATAATTCTTTATACTACCGACACCACGTACGGCAGCTGTTACACCTGCGAATACTGCGAAGCTCATTGTTGTGCCCTCATTTCATTCTGTCTACGCATAGACATTGTTTGTTTAACAGATGCCTGCTGGTCAGCAGAGCCATATTGTGAATCGACATACTCATCAAACGACGGTGTAAGTGCAGAGCCTTGCATATCCATAGCTATCAGCTTCTGGTTATACGACTGTGCATTCTCATTACTCTTAAGCACTCGCTCAGTGTAATCTGAGTACAGCAATTTATACTCAGCACCTTTCTTATAGTTATCGAATTCGTTATCGATCTCATGCAGTCTGTCGTCCTTGTTACGTTCAACTTGGGCTAACGTATTATTCCAGGCTGGACTACCTTGCTGTGTGCCCTGTGAGGTCAGCATAGCTTTTTCAGTGCTGAGATCAGTGGCATACTTTTCATTTGACTTCTGACGAGCTTGCTCCATGTCACCTCGATAGCCATTGTAACTATCGAACGATGATCGCAGGTTTGCTTTCTGCTCAACATTGACAGGTGTTATCTGATTCTTTAAAAGTGGCATTATAAGTCCTCTTGAGCTACTTCACCAAACAGGCTTACAACTGTTAATGGCTTAGGTAGGTCTTGTTCAATAGTTACAATAGCGTGTTTGTCCCAACCTAGATTAGCCACCTTAATATCTTCTGTACGAGGCTGTTCAGGTGTGTTCATCGGTGTTGTAGGATTCCGTGTCGGTGGTCGTACACCGTTAATCATCGGGGCGATAGAGTCAAGCACACGTACATATATATTCACATACCGTTTGTAATGAGCTGCACCAGTACCAGTGCGTGATCCCATCTCAAGAGGCAATGTGCGTATCATGCTATTGAAGCCTAGACCTATGAACACATCGTTTGCTTCTGCTTCTAGAGTTATCTCACCGCCTACAACCACTTGATCAGGCTTCACTGCATCATCAGCAACGATCTGAACTGTCATACCTTCTAGGTGATCTAATCCAGAGACCGTCGTGAATGGTATGACACTCTCATGCCGCTCTAGTGCATCCATAGGAGGCCGTTCAACAGTGGAAGGGAACATGACTTCAAAGCTAAACAGATCAGTCTGTCTCTTAGCCAGTAGGCTAATCCAGTCTTCACCAAGTAGAGAGCCGACTGCTATGTCAGTAAACCGGCCTTGTGTATCATGTGGCATCCAACCTATGATGTTGTTGTTACGTTCATATGTGCAACTCAACAGTGTACCATCAGCCAGTAAGCACCACAGCAGGTTGTCAGGATTCTGTGACCAAGCTATATCCTTGATCTTAGGTAGTGACAAGTGCTCTGATAGGAATAACAGATCATTCGAGACCCAGTTATCTGCTGTCAGTTCAAAGTGCATGGCACGTATCTTACGTCTGTCTGTAGACACATATAAGACCTGGTCATTGACCTGGTGTGGTTGTACGCTAGCAGAGCCATAAGCTGACTGCTTCATTATCTGCAGGTCACCAGGACGTAGCAAGCCATCAGAGCTCGATATGATATACTCACCAGTAGTTGTACCTACGATAAGATTCTTAGTACCGATAGACCACTGTATCTGCCCGTAGTGTTCCATAGGCACTTTCATGATCGCATCATCAGCCACTGGATTAAGAGGATCAGCTACAAAGAACTTCTCATAGCTACCAGACCTAGAACCCCACATAGTCTCAGGTTCGTTGAGTGTTGACATCAACCATAGTCGACCCTGGAAGATCGCACCAACACCAGGCCATGAGCCTACTGTTGTAGGTCCCCACTCGACTGGTGCTATCCAGTCTGGATCCAGAAGTTCTGGGTCTGTGAATGTTACCAGCTCGAGAGCAAACGTATTCGCTGATACATCATATATAAGTTTGTGTGGCTGTATCTCTCGATGCAGTATGTAGATAGCCTCACCACCTGGTGCTTGCACGAAGTACAGGTCATCGATGTGATCGCATGTCCACTCAGTAACAAAGTCAAGCTCATCAGCAGACTCAGGTACTGACACACTGCGTATGATGACCTCACGACCATCGTTAACACGTAGCTCTACCCACACAGTTGTAGCACCGACAACCGCGGCATTGAAGACAGATCTAACTTCGCCTTCAAGGACTACTTGATCGACGAGATCATTGCCGCCTTCTGTTGTTCCCACTGTCAGGTTGTATACATCTACTGGAAAGGTGTTAACGACTATCTCGTAATCCACTTCACCATCAGCCAAGTTAATCTCTTGCTTGATCGCGGCATACCTGCTACCACCTGATTGTGCAGCCAATGTACAGATGCCGTCACCGAAGATAACCTGTGAACTACCGCCAGAGGTTTCTTCAGTCCAGCCAGTGATACCTTGTAAGAAGTGTGGATTGATAACAAGCTCGATCGCTGGTACTTCACCAGTGGATGAACCGATGCTTAAGAGGTTGTTGGTGAACAGCATATTGAAGTAGACATTAAGATCTACCTGGAATGTTTCTATGCGTGCGCATGGTGCAGCAAACTCAAAGCCGAAGCGAGTGCCGCTTCTTGATGATACTGGACCACGAGCATCTACTCGCATGTTGAGTGCGTCCATTAGACCGAATGAGTAAGGTTGCGTATCACTACGGCCTAGCATCAACGGTGATAGTACTCCGGCTTCAAAGGAGTTCTGTATGGGATTTAATTTCATCGTACCCTCGTCAATGCGTCAGATCGTACTTTGTTAGAACGGCCTTGAAGCCCGTCAAACGTACCACCGTCAGACAATGACTCTTCATACTTCTTGACCATCTTGTCTTCCAGTGTTTGTGAGTGTGTCAGTGGCATACTGATCTCACGCGCGATGCGTGCTGCCAATGACTGTACAAACCCTGGACTAAATTTGGAGGGGTCAGTCACACGTGTAATACATCTCGCGTATACTGCCTGTTCGTTGCAGACAATCGTTTGTCCTTCACGTTGCCATATAATGCGCTGCTCAGCGCCGTTACCTAATGATTTACGTGCGGAGCCAGGACCAGTGCCCGCCGCGTCGACATTGCCACCAGAAACCTGGAGCACTGTCAATATTTCAGGAGGAATAGCGAAAGCAGCGGCAAACCCATAAAGAGGATCTTCTGACAGTCTCGCAAGCTTTATCCGCGATACCGCGAACGTCCAAGCCTTAGCTTCTAGCACTACATCGCGTAGATGAGCGTAGTTGTCTTTGCACAAGTTTGCTTCCACAGTACCATCATCAAGTGAGATGATACGATTTCCACCAAGCCATGATATAGCCTGGTTGCAGATTGAGACTTCAGTAGCCATGTCAGATCACCTCTTATTTAAAGTCGTCAGCAGCAGATTTGCCACCGTCCTTACCTTCACCCTTGCCTTCACCCTCAGTTTTCACAACTGTAGGTTTAACTGGGGCCGCTTTCTTAACCTTGACACCTGCCAAGCCTGCAACACGTTCTACTGGGATGCGATACTTCGCTGCGATCTCAGCCATGTCTTCGCCAGCTGCGACAAGCTTGGCGATCTGTGTTGCTTTCATTCTTGTAATTATTGTCATAAGTACTCCTATAACTGTTTGAGATACTCGTCTTTCATATACTCGCGTATATTACGGAATGCAGTATCCAGGGTTTGAGAAAATTGTTCAGCTTGAACATTGACGTTAGCGCCTATACCGATAACCATGTGTGCATCTGTAATGAGTACACGATCAGTGGTCTGCAGAACAGTACCATGGCGATCACTTACTTCACATGAGATATACAAAGGGCCTGCCGCTGATGATAGCTGGTTGTTGTCGCGCATCTTGTCGACCAGAAACTTAGCTGTTTCAAAGATCTCAGTAGCACGACGTAGCTCGATGGTATCACCAATGGTGAGGTAGACATCATCGACAGCAACATCTGCTAGGACATCTGCTTCGACAATACGGAGTTTGCTTGGGTGCCAATGTGAACCGAGGTTCATAATTTGCATTGAGAATTGTTTAGCCATGATGGCCTCCTTAAAATAACGCCGTCCTTGGCTTTGGTTGTTACAGGTTAGATAGTGTCAGCGAACTCACACTTGACGATGTGCTCATCTTCAACACGTACTGCACCGAATGTAGATTCGACGTAGATGATCCATGCGAAGCTGGCAGAAGGATCTTCAGCCACACGCACTTTCATCTCGTTGTTCATCTGCATACCCAATGCACGCTTGGTCATCGCAAAACAATCAATCTGATCTGCGTCCGGGATATTCAACAGAGTTGAGTAGATCCAGGTGAAGCCCATCCAGTTAGGCACGATGCCGTAGCGCTGTAACGCTTGAGCTTGTACATAATCAGAAGAGGTGTTTTCAGTCAGCTGCATTAACTTGCGTACCTGCTTAGGACCGACAACGAAGACCTTAGGAATATCAGGATCGATGTTGTTGTTCATGAAGCGCTCTTGCACTTCAGTCACTGCATCAAAGCTGATAGGAGAGCCGTAGCCTGTACCGACGATCTGATCAGGACCCAGTGCGACAAGAGTCGTACCGTCGCCGTCGAGAGCATCTTCAGTAGCAGAGCGGATGATCTCAGCGTCCCAAGCACGTTTCATGGAGTAACCCAGAGACATAGCAAGGTTGCTGTTTGGATCGATCAGCATTTGAACGATGTCAGCTTCTTCACTTGAGTCTGCGTTGTGGAAGGTCTTCGCAGTTGACAAACGGCGAGACCAAGGTGTGTCAGCGATAATGCCAGCAGTAGGGGTAAGACGAGTAGTCTTAGCAACCGCTTCAGAGCTACCTAAGCGCTCCCAGGCATGATCCTTGGATTGTACACCACGTTCGACGACGTGTGCACGTAGTTTAGTTTCGGCTTGCTGTGCAAGATGGCGCAGTATGTTTTCAAACGTACTGATATAGACTTGATCTACGGTATTGGCCATTAGAATTATCTCCTTAGGCAAAAGTTAAAAGTATAAGTTCTGCGTCTAGAGTAATCTCAGCAGCTTAACTGCGAGGCCCTTATTGACTTGCCGATCGTGGCTAGCGAGAATATCAGTACAGGGCCATATCGTAATGTGGTAATCCTGCAATCGATTCATTGATATATATTATGCGCCTTCCGTGGCGCGATGTAAACAGCAGTTAACTTGCTGATTATGCTGCGATAGCCTGCTTTTGCAGCTCTACCACTTTCTTCACAAGTGCTGCGTGCTGTGGATCAGACGCATCCCAGTATGGAGACTTCTTATTACCCATGATCTCATTGATCTG